ACAAGAGCTATCCATTGACCACATACAAGTATGTCACCTTCGTATATTTCTTTCCCGTTCTTATCGCACAAGCCGGTAAACTGCCCAACGGTTTCAGCCCATACGTCATCGCACCGGCAGTCTTCTGGGGAATATATCTTCGCCTTGTCCGTGAGGATAAGCCCGTTTTCGTTCCTTCCGGCAGTATAGAAAAAAGAGAGAAATCCATATATCCATTTCCCCGTATCAATGCTTTTCCCTCTGAATTTTATTTCACGTTTCATAATCAATACTTTTTCCATGTTTATTTTCTCTCAATTCATTGTATCGCATCTTCTGCTCCACATGCCATATAAGGTCTATGTTCAGATGTTTGGCAAACCCGAAAATAGCCAATAGCATGCTATTTAATTGATTTTCTAATAGACTGTCATATTCATACTCACACCGTATAGGAATTGTAGATATAGCGTATATGCTTTCTGTGAAGGTCTCATTATTGCAGCTTTCTGTTGCTTCGTATATCATTTCACCTGAAAAATCATCAATGGATATATTTCTTAATCCAGCCAAATCAAGCAGGCGTATGCAGGCGTCGGCAAGCTCGTCTTCCACACAGTCTTTGATATATGTTTCAAAGTTTTCCGCAAAATACTTATTTTGATAATGAAAAGTCCGTTCGTCAAATATTGTACCTTTTTTATCGACCGGAACTTTGGCAAATCGTCCTTTCCTGTCAGCTTTCACAGCTTCCATAAGCTCGGATATGACAAGGCAAAGGCAGTGTTCGTTACTCAGTTCTTCATCGTGAAAACCGTGCGTTACTGCGTTACGGTAGGCTTTATCTCTTAATTCATTTAAGTTCATGATATTTGGGTATTAATTGGTTGGAAATACAATACCCGATAACCGCCACAAAGCAGTTTCCGGGTATTCACAAAGCACTGACAAGGATTGTCTGTAGAAATTTTACGCTGGTTAGTTATAGTCGATGTTTCTATCTAACAAACGATGTAAGAATAATTTTGATACTTGAAAAACTCTTAATATTGATTGTATATCGAATCCATATTAATCTCATTTTATTGCGTACGGATACCTTAAATCATGAATATCGACAATATCCTTACACAAACTATCCAAAGAAGGCATTATAAATGATCTTGTGATTCCTATTTTTTCAAGTTTACTCAATATGTTTTGTTTATATTGTACAGGGATTATATATTTTGCATAGATAAATTCGAAATTTTCCTTCCAAGGTTCTGGATAAAGTACAAATATGCCATTTTGATTTTTATACCTAACATCTGTCATATTAGGAACTAATAAAGTTATTGCGGGAAATGAAAGTATGTCATCTTTATCTTCATCGAAAACCATCATTGAGAATGGACAACTATGATAAACAACTCCATCTTTATCAAAATTTGAACAACATGCAAAATATAATGCAATCAAAGGATTATAAGTCCAATCAAGAAGTCTCGTTGGAAGTCCATAGTGTTGTGCTAGAAATAGAAATTCCTTATCATTTTTAGGGCGTGCACCCGTAAACATTGAATATTTTCTTTTAAAATCCTCAAATACCTCCTTCTCATATTGCTTCAACACGTCCTCCTGTCCTTCCTTGAACCTCCGACCTATTGAAGGTATCAATTTATATTCAGAAGAAGATTGACCTCTGAAGAAATCCATTTCAGGGAGGCCGTTTTGTAAAGACATAAAATTTTCCAAGGTTTGTACAGTAAATACCTTCATCACTTTTTTTATTAAGGTTATAATATCACTTAAATTCTACATTCAAGTCGTGTATTCACTGCAAATATACGATTTTAATTTACGGAAACTCAATAAAGTTTTTCTGCTATTAAAAAAATCAAAAGATAAACATTAATTGTGATAGAGATAACTTTTAATATCCTCTCACTTGATATTAAACTTGCCCATGGTTGTTTTATGGTTATTGACTTCATTGCATTGAATTTTAAAGATTAATGATTATTTTTGTAATCCCAATAGCATCTCTGAAATACAAACAAAATCAGAGGGAAAACTAATGGGTTAAATTAATGGTAACATTAAATTATAGACATCCTCATTCTTTTTAGAACTGTTAGAATGAGGCTCTGTCTCAAAACAGTAAAACAGTCCAGTGTTGTAGCGACAAACCTGTACATGTTCGTTCCTATTACAGATTCCGGTTTGGCAAATGTGAACACGTGAGAGAACATTGTAGAAGACTACCTTGTAGTCATCGTTAAAAGAATCATCTTTCCGAGGATACGTGACAGGTATCCTCGTTTCAATCTCCTTTCTCTTTAATTCATTATTGCTAGCATCTCATCGAAAAACTAAATAGGTCTCCAATGAGTAACATATCCAGTCTTGATGTAGGGGTATATCCATTTATCCACTTCTCGCATTGCCATTTCATCAATACTACCATCAACAAATTTCACTTGACACATGCCTTTTGCTTGTTTGTTTGGTATTGCATCCTCTACGCTTATCCACGGTGATTGCTTTGCCTGCCATTCGACACCTTTTCTGAACATGTTTAGCATTGCTTGTTGCTGATATGCAAACTCACCTTTAACCACTATTGCATAGCTTGACATAAGCTCTTGCCATGCAGCTTCTTCTACCGTCTGTTTCATAATCATTACTCTTCAGTTGATATTAAATCATCCAAATACGCCCATTCATCAATGGCATCTTTGGAACACTCGTAATCATCACATTCTTCATCGTCCCAGCATTGCTCTGTTACGTTCCAATAGCGGACACCGTAACCAGTTCCAGTGCTTAACTTTCCATACACAAGGCATGGTATCTGCGGATAATGTTCATTTTCGTATTCTCCATGAGCTTGTGGCACTTCATCTTTAGTCTTATGCCATACGCTATTGATGCGCCAGTTCGCACCGGCAATAAATCCGGATTTATAAATATTCTGCCCGACGATATTATATCCTTCAGCTCCTTGTTTGGCTGCTTCTTCTACTGTCTGTTTCATAACTTATTTCCTTTTTGATTTAACTTTAATAGGATTGCTCTTTGTACCTGTACCGAACCAATGCAAACGGTAACCATGTATTCGGAGATAATACTTAAAAGCAGGAATATTCATTTGTTTCATATATTTGTCATTTTATATATTATCAGCATTTATAGCATTCGCTATATTCTCAGTATCAGAAAGTTTCCTGACAAGCACATCAAATGCGGCAGTGCATTTCTCCGTATTCATATCAACGGTTTTCCCTATTTTAAGGCATTCCGAAGCCATATCCATCAGCCTTGATACATTCGTCAGCCTTAGATATTCCAATGTGAATCCTTTGAATCCAGCATCTTTCTTTTTGAGTGCCGCAATACGTTCATCGAATTGCAAGCAGGCATATTCGCAAAGCGTTCTTGCCAGCTCAAACCTCGCAAGTTCTGAGGAATATTCCACCCCCCCCATATTGTCAAGAACCTGCTTGAACTGCCAGTAGAGCATTTCAACGTGCTTGTTAACCTCTTCCAAATACCTGTCATTGCAATCTGCGAAAAAATCGCCTCTGTCAGCACCTATAACGCTGTTTATTGTCTTCTCGTAAGCCCTTCTTGCCTTTTCAGCGTCATTCAGGAACTTCTTGAATGTATGCTTGTAATAGGGGGTACGCTTCATCGCTTGCAGGCATTCGATTATCTGCCAGCAACAAATGTCATTTGTGAATAGTATGTTGTAAGTGCATAGGACTACAAGGCTCTCATGCTTGCTGATTATCCTGGTTGCCGTATCGGTAGTCATTATATTTCAAAATAGATTTGTTTGTACTAATGTTCCTTTCTCTGTTTTTATTTCGCCAAAGCATTCTCTAAGAAATCGCTTTTCCTGCGATTCGAAATACTCCTTGTCGATCTCCGTAGCATAGAAATCAATGCCCATCTTATAAGCTACTATGCGGGAGCTTCCGCTTCCCAAGTGGGTGTCAAGTATCTTATCTCCTGGCTTTACAAACTTCTTAAAGGCCCAATGATAAAGCGCTATCGGCTTCTGTGTGGGGTGAATCTTGGCTTCCTTGTTTGCTCCTCCGGTATTGGATAGATGGATGATAGCTGCAGGACAATCAAATGAAGTCCATGCAAGTTCGAACTGCGAAAAATTCTCCCACGGTTGCATCTTGTCCCAACACAATATTCCCCGTGTAGGTGGAAGAGGGAAGTAATTGCCTCCCCATATCACTTGATTACGACTGACTCTGAACAGCTCGTCAAAATACTTTTCGGAAGGTGGGGAAAAATCCCAATCGCATCGCATGGTATTCAAAGCCCGATCCTTCAGCTTGCCCGCTCCTTGATTTAATCTTCCCTTTTTCAGCCGTTGCGCAACGCTTTCGCCATTGTAGCCACCATGTTTACGGTTCAAGTTGGTTCCCATCGTCATATTGGGTGCATTTATTCCATAAGGAGGATCTACTATAGCTAAATCAAAGAACTTGTCAGGAATATCCTTCATGTATTCCATACAATCCATATTGTACACTTCACTTATCGGCATGATTCAATTCTTTGTTTTCATTGTTTCTGCTTTTTCTTGCAAGTTCATCAATCATTCGCTGGTACTTCTCTGCCACCAACGGGCATCGGAGGCGCAGTGCGTTGTCACGCTGCTACTCCAATAATTCGATTTTCTTCTCAATTTCTATGTCCATAAAATTATTTCTTCTTGAATTTGTCACATATCCTCCCGTACCGGTCACACGCGCACACCCTATGGTCCTTGGCCTTGCATAAACAAGAGTTATCTACGAAATCTCTGGAGTATGAGCATTGGCGGCAGCGGACGGGTGCAGGTGGTATATCTTTTTTCTTTGCCATTATCTTCGGCTTTCACCTTCAATTTTAATTACATTGAACATCTCTTTCACCCGGTCGGCAATATAATCCCCATACCGTTGAGAAAACTCCTTGTCCGGGTCCAGATTGGTAGTCATGTGGGTGTAGAAACAATATCTCTGCTCATAGCGCAGTTGCAAGACGGTCTGAATGGCATTGATGCCCGTACCAAAGTGTTTGGCATCCATAGGTTCCCGACCCACCTCGTCAATGGCAAGATTGTGCATACATGACCTGTCTGTGTATTGGTTTAACCCGACAATTCCTTTCTCGGCAAACAGCAAGGCAATCTCGGCAGCACTGGTGAACTGAAAGGTCAATCCGGCATCCGCACCGCCAATACAATAACGGGCAATTTTTGCTGCATAGTTCTGTAATCCTTTCAACAAAGTGGACTTGCCAACTCCGATAGGGCCATGTAATAACAAGCCTTTATCCAAATCAAGCATTCCCGGCATTCCCCATATCCATTGATAAAGGGCTTTCAGCAGTTGGCGGTTGCTGTCATCAACTGTAAAGGCCGGGGAAACGGATTTCATGGAAACTACGAGTTGGTTGCGCCAATACATGTCAGCCTGCTCCCTGCTCCATTGCTTATGGTTAGCTCTGTTTGCCGAAGACAATTGATTTGATACCGGCAGAACTTTCGTCTGGTTTTGTATCAGGTTTCCGATTGCTTCCATTTCTCGCTTGAGATATAATTTCATTAAACTTAGAATTGATATTAGTTACGCTGAAGTTATCAAATATCCATCCCTCTTTAATTGAGGAAAGAAGATACTGAAGGGCGTACAACAAAGAATTATCCGAAACATCCATCTGTTTCTGTTCCCTTTGAAATTTGAGTTTATTCAATAACTGAGACATGGCACCTGCATCTTTTGCAGTCCAGTAATAGCTATTAGAAAAAGTCTTTCTGAAATACTCCTCAAAAAGAAAGCGGGCTTTAGAATTAATTTCCTTAGGTTCACTTTTCTTCCTACCTCCCCCTTTTAAAGGGGGTGAGGGGGATATACTTTTCTTTCTCTTTACTTTTACTTTACTTTGTTCATTATTGACATCATTAATTGAATTAATTCCGTCATTAATTGAATTATTGACATCATTAATCATATATTCGGGAATTAGCTCTGTTTCTTTTCGTTTATAAGTAGCAAGGAGAAATCGTTTCTGTATTCCAAAAGAGGTTAGAACATGATATTTCTCATAAAGTGTGTTGTCGAAAAAGCCGACTTGTAATGCTTTTATCAGTACTTCCTTTACTGCGCCCTCGGAAACCCCAACTATGTCAGCAATAACAAAAGGCAAATCTTCATCCCACACAATGTAATACCCTTCATCTTTGTAGATATTACACAGCAGGCAAATAAGTATAGAAGCAGACTGGGAACCGCATGCTCTCGAAATCTTCCTTATCTTAACATCTGAAAAGAAACCGACATCCATAGGGAAATAATCTATCCCTTGTTTGGTAGGTCTACCAGCCATATTGTTTTGATATTAATACGCATGAATACAGTTTCTTTTACTATCCGCAACAAAATGTTTATTAAAAAGATTACAATAAACCACTCTGGGATTATCCTTAGAGACAGAAATGAATCTTCCTCTCTTACACTTTGCACATGTATCCGGTCGGATTACCTGCTTTTCATTTTTCTTTACCATAATTTAAAATCTTACGTTGGTTAATTGTCTGCCATTAGAATAGACCGCCCATTTACCGTTACCACTGTCGTGTAAGCGCAGGTTTGCTACCTCACCGAAACGTTTGATATTACCGCATAAATCCACAATCCAGCCACATTCTTTGGAAGGATGCGGACGGATGGCACGACCGACTATCTGATACCACATGGCAAGTGACATTGTAGGACGTGCCATAACGACCGTATCAAGTTCCGGATAGTCAAAGCCGGTGGTTAACACCCCGACATTCG